GAAAGTGTTGTGTAAGAACCATCTGATTCTTGCTTTACTGTTGCCCAACCCGCGCAATCATCTTGCTTGTCTGAGATGTAGTAAGGCATTACTTGACCTCATAGGCTGCTGAAGGGTCTGTTGGGTCAATAGTTGAAATCTGTTGCAACTGACTTGATGGCAAACCTGTGTGCTTCATATCAGGCAAACCAACTGCCTTTGTAACTGCTGCAGGGTCAAAGCCAACTTGAATAAGGCTTGCGGCAATTTCTGTACGCAACTTGAGGCCCACATCTTTTGCATCGGTGGCATCAATGTTTTGTAGTGGAACACGGTACTGATCTCCACTTTCAATTGGTGCCATATCTTCGTAAGCGTGAACATCATTGAGTGAAAGAAAACCCTCACGCAATCCCTTTGTATAGGCATCGTATCGTTCAATGGTTGTGCCGCGAAGCAAGGCATCTAAGTTAAATCGAATGAATCCGTCAGCTTCGGGCAACAATGTTGAGAGTGATTGTTCAATTCTCTCCAAAATAGGGCGCAATGAGTGCTGCACAAATGAAAGGTTTTGCGCTTCAACAGATGCAAATGACATTGCACCGGCTACAGGATGACCCAACAAAGACAATGGCACACGGAAAATGCGGGCAATTTCTTCAACTGAGAAACGGCGTGTGTCTAACAACTGCGCATCTTGGGCGTTAATCTGCAAAGGTGAGAATGATGCGCCACCTGAAAGAATGCCAATCTTGCCTGCGCGGTATGGACCCGTGTGACTGATGTTCCAATCACGGCCAATGTCACTTGCTTGTTCTTGAGTAAGTTCACCGGGAACTGAAATCACACCGCCAGGGTTGGCAGCGTTTCCAAAGTAAGAAGCGGCGTAAACATCGGCTGCCATTGCAGCGCCAAGTGTTGTACGGCAAGCCGCAATTGGGCTTAGGCCGTAGCGCTCACCGGGAAGGCGAAAATCAGGGATGTGCAAAAGTTCTTTATCTGATAGGCGTTGCTCATATACACCTTGTGCATCTTTGATCTTAATAAAATAAACAAGTGGTTCACCTGGCGCAAGGCGCTCAATGCGAACGTGGCGCGGGTCAATCACATACAGTTCTTGCACGTCACCCATATCATCGCGCACTGTGAGGATGTAGGCGTTGCCTTCAAGTTTGAATGAGGTAACAATTTGCTCATAGAACTCAAGGCGTGTGGTTTCAGGGTTGGGCTTATTTACCCAAGCAGGCTGATCTCCATACACAGTTGCATAAGGCAAACGATTACGGCCACGGCGAACATAAGCGCCAACAGGTAATGATGAAACCGTATCTGATAAAAGGCGAATGCAGGAATACACGGTGGACATACGAATTGCAGATTCTGCATCCACGTTGACACCTGAGAGTGCGGTGAAGGCAGGGCGGCCAGGGATGATTGGCTCAATGTATTGATTATTTGCAGCACGCTTACTGCCTGCCCCTGCCAAACGCTTAGATAAACTCATTAGTTAGCCTTTTCTGTAACCCATACTAGAAACACACCTGAAACAACAAGAGCTAATGGAACTGAAATCATTGCAAGGCCGGCTGCTGCAAGGCTTGCACCTATAACCTCAACCACAATTGATAGATCAATTTTCTTCATTTTGCTCCCTATACCTGAATTGAAAAGAATCTTGCAACCGGCGGTGTTGGTTCTGCGGGCTGAGTTGCTCGATCATAACCAAAGATTGATGCAACTGCTGCATCCACCTTGCGCCTGCTACTTGCCTTGGCAACCATAACGCCACGGCTTGATTGTTTCGTTACACAGTTGGCAACGTGTCTTGCGAGTCGCTCATCTCCATCGTGGGTGAAGGATTCGTTAACAACGGCCTCATAGAATTTTTGTGTTGCGGGTACCATATTTGCAGCACTGTTGGGGTAACTAACAACTGGCAAGCCTTCTTCATCAAGAACCATAAAAGTTCGCTGCCATCGTGCGGGGTCGAATACGATTTCTCTAACGTTGAATCTTTCATCTCTGAACGTGTCAACAATCGTTTGCTCAACCTCTGCAACGGGGATGTGCCAGCCTTGTTCTGCATCATCGGGGCGCTCCCACAATCCAACCACCATAAGGTGCGGCTTTTCCCCACCCAATAACCAAGCAACTAGGGCAGTGGAGTCATTAGAAAAGGCACCATCAAATGCCAAAATAACTTCTTCGCCCGGTTCAGGAAATCTATCTTTATCAACCAAGGCTTCCCACGCGCCTGTTGGCAACCACGCAACTGAAGTGCTTACAAAACAGTTGAGGCGCTTAGTTCTAAATTCTGCTTCAGGCGTTCTAAGAACTGCCGATTGCATTTCTTCAGCATCAAGCAAATCTGCAAAACCTGGGTTGGCTTCTTGCCAAATTGATTCGTCACGGTGATCACCTTCAGGTGCAGTTGGCTCCCACCAAGTAAAGAAAAATGATGGGTCTTTTTTTTCACCCTTAACAATTTGTTGGCCATATTGGTAAAGCGAATAGCAAAGAGAATCTTGCCCGTTGCTCTGTGTCTTAACACCTGCGGTAGTGATGCCAAGGAGAAGTGAATCAGCTCTGGCACCACCTGCAAGAGAAAGCACGTTCCACAATTCCCAACTTGGTTGGGCGTGGACTTCATCAAAGATAACAAGCGGGGAAGGGTTCAAGCCTTCTTTTGAATATGCCTCTGCAGAAAGTACGCGGTACACGCTGCCTTTATCTTTGAACTCTATTGCATCACGGTACAGGGTGAACATTGAGGACAGTTCTTCATCTAACTCAATCATTCGCTTTGCAGTACCAAAAACAATTCTTGCTTGGTCACGATCTGCGGCGCAGGAATAGATTTCTGAACCGTTGCCACCAAGGGTTAAACCTGCAAGGCCCATTGATGCTGCCAATGCGCTCTTTCCATTCTTGCGGGCCATACCAACAAGGGCAGTACGGTGGCGAAATCTGCCATCTTCACGGCGGGCAAGAACGTGTTTCAATAATTCTTTTTGCCATCCGCGCAGTTCAAGCAACTTGCCTGCAGGTGAAGCCACTGAATCTTTTGTTACGCGACAGACTGCCTCAGCAAAGTTTGCATACAGTTCGCCATCGCCACGCTCTTGATCTTCAATTGGCACTTCAGTCAGCCAACGCGGTGGCCATCCTTGAATCTCAGCCATTCTTTTTTTGCTGCTCTAACAACTGAGCTAACTTGCCCTTTGTTGTTACCTCAGCAACCCCCAACTTACTGCGATCAATTGGCGTGAGGCCAAGTAGTGAAAGCAGTTTTACAATGTCACCTTCAACGGTGTTCAACATTCCAAATAGCGGGTTGGCGTAGGCGTATCCCTTATCTGTGTAAAGTACATAATCAGATGCGGCTAGTTTCTCGCGCAGTTCATATTTCTTATCCATCTTTTCACACAGTTCAATGAGCAACTTGCCATCTGTTGTGGCAATCCAAGGTGCCATTGCTCGAACATCTGACCACATCTTTTGGCCTGCATCGCTCAAATGAAGCGGTGCATCTGCCTTGATTGGGCTTAGTGCAATAACGTTTTTCAAATCAGGCAACTTGCGCTGCCCTGGGTTCCCGTTCCTGCGCTTTTGTTCAGTTGGTTTAGGTGGTCTGCCTGCTGGCATTGTTATCCAATCGCTTGTAATCCATCGCCCCCGATAGATGAACTGCTTTGCTAATTGGCAGGAAACCTACAACCTTGCCGATCTGATTAGCGTTTTCAAAATCTGTTGTTGCCGGCATCTGTTCTGTTTGCCAATCAATTGTTAGCAATGAAAGATTCCAAGCGTAAATACCAAGCGGTGTTGAGTTGATGTAGGCCGCTTGGTAGTTCAAGTTTTGCGCCTTGGAAACCAAAGCATCAAATTTATTTTTCTCAATAAGCAGTTCTTCATAGTGCGTGCGCCTGCATTTAAGCTCAATCACAAGTTCTGCCTGATGACTTATGCAATCGTGAGTGCTGAATTGGTCACGGCTTTTTTTCAAATCGCGCAGGTAGTTAGTTTGCAAAAACTGCAACAGTTCTAATTCGGACATTTGGAACAAACCCCCCATTCAAATTTCGCAGAGAGGTGCAGGCTCGGGGCAGCGGGGTTTATATCGCGCAAGCGTGCGCAACTTTATACCTGTACCCGCTATTGCCACGGGGGGGTGGTGCGTGCTAAGAATTTCCTTTGCGTGAGTTGTGCATACGGCAAAGGACTTTTAAGTTTGTAACCTCTAGGCGTAGGTGGGGTGCCTCACTCAAAGGAATGATGTGATCAACTGTCAGATCACCATTGTTGCAACCAGGTATTGAACAGAATGGTTGCTGCTCTCTTAGTTGTTTGCTCAACTTGTTCCAAGCGTAATCATAACCGCGTTGGGTACGGGTGGGCCTAGCTCGATCAAGTACACGCATACACTCTGCACATCGAGAGGCTCTAACTATTACGCCACATCCTGCACACGGTCTAGGTAAAGTCATCGTGTTGCTCCAAGTATTCAATTGCATAAGATAAGAACACAACAGAATCTTTGAATTGCCCTAAGCCTAAGTTGCACGCATTGCATAACAA